GATAACCATTTCTTCGTTTATTCCTGTGCCTGAAGTAATAGTTACAATAGCACCCGTAACATCAGTAAAATTAGCCGAGGTATCATAAAGAACTGTCAATCCACTTGCGGTAGTCCCATCCCTTGTGCCTACTGCGTCCCATACGCCCACCTCCCCAGCCACATCAGAGTCTTTATCTGGGTCAATCATTTGATAAACAAAGGAAGAAAAATTCCCAAAATAGATTTGAGGAATAGTATTACTATCATTAGCTACACATAGGGCATTAGCGTCTATTTGCGTATGTTTACTCCATTCACCTAAGCCATAGTGTAAATCTAACAAGAGATTATTCGAGCTTACTGCCCCTGAAGTTACGGCTAGATAATAATGGGCGTCCTCTTGGTCATCAACGCTTACTGCATAAGGCAACCTTGAAGGAGAAAGGTCTGACATCTCTCCTGAGATATTAGTTGAAATCTCAGTCACCTTGACCCCATCACAAAAGTTAATAGTCTTATCCCTTGATAAGAATATAAGACCTTCAGAGTTGCCAATTTGAATATTTTGTATAGAGTTCCTTGCTATGCAACCTATCCCCTCACTAACCTTAGAAACATTGATTAGTTCGTCCCCACCTACTAAGGAAATCTTGTAAATACTATCTGTTAAGAATATATAGAGGTTGTCATAGAGTGTAGCAATGCCTTCAATTTGTTGACCACCCAAAGTGGCTATATCGACAAAATCGTCATCTGACCAAGTTTCAATAGTCCCTACATTGGACCATCTCACACGAGTCGTATGTGATGTCCCAGCCTCTACAGTATTCGCTACAATCAAATAATTCTTCCACCAAGCTACGCACTTAGCTTTAGTCACAGCATTAGATAAACCTGTAAAGGCAAGGTTAGTGGTAGTAGTGCCGTCTGTTTTGATTAGTGGGTTTTGGAAATTAGTTCCTATGGCTTTGTCTAGGGCTGTGACCCAACTAAATTGGTAGTTTTGACCTTCAGTTATTGTTACGCTACCTGTTCTGTTAGTTTTTACTCCTGCGGCGGATATTGTGAATAGCTTGTCCCCACACGTAGCTAATACAGTCCTCGTCCCATCTGACTTATAAAGCTCATATAACGAAGTTACCGCTTCGAAATTATCAGTAAGAATAGCAGTATCAAGCAAACAATGAAAATCATACCCATTTCTCTTGGTGGCTGCACCAGTTATATCGAGGTTGATATTTTGTATATCTGCTGCCCTAAAGTCTTTGACTTGGGGAGGGGAGCTTGTATCGTCTAAGCCTAAAAAGACACTCAACCCTTGTTCAGGATATACCCTTTCTTTTTCAGCAAAAACATTACCTATGACTAAAAACGATAATACTAAACTTAAAAATAGTCTTTTCATTATACTTCCGTTATAGTTGGACTTTCTTTCAATGTCAACCAAGGGGTATTATAATTAGCTAACTGATTTCTTAAGGTTGGTATGTAATCTACATTTTGTAGGTCTTCCCTCACCATTGACCTTACGCCCGCACCAAACAAACCTTGCGTAGTATTGAATAAAGTTTCTTTATTTTGGTATTGGTATACTTTCGCCATAGCACCAAGCCTTACCACCCACATCCATTTCTCAGGCAAATCAGGCACGTCATTGTCCCCTTCTAATCTTCTTATGCTTGTGAAATATTCTATATAGAGAGAAACTGCTGAAGAAGGAATAGGATAAAACGATACAATCTTAAATCTGGCACTTCTTTCAGTTGGGGTCAATTGAACCAATGTAGTATCGCCCGTAGCTTTTCTCACAGTTATAATCCCCACAGTATCAGCAGATTTAGATATTCTCAACACATCACCAGCGTTCCAAGTGACGCTTCCACTAACAAAAGTAGTCCCTGTCAATGTCAAGCTTTCTGTTCGGGGTAAACCATTGGAATCCTTACCAACTATTCTCACTGTTTGGGTTGTATCAGAGGCAGATGACGAAAGGACTTCTATGGTATCATCCGCAGATAATCTAACCGCTACACCTTCTTCTTCCCAGATACGATACCATTTAGGATTTCCTGTGGCGGTGGGATTGGGGAGCCACTCATAGAAAAGGTCATCAGGGATATAATTTAATTTAATAGGAGTAGAAGTTTGCCTTATAATACCAATATTGTCGCAATCCCTAGGCAATTGGTAATTCTCAGTTGAGGATGTAGTAGTTAAGGTATATTTCCTACGATTAAAAGACCATTTATGGTCATACCCCTTCATCCCAGTTTGTTCAAAAGCCCACGATGGGGAGTTAATCTCAAGGAGAGTTTGGTTAATATACTCCTCAATTGTGGTGTTTATTTGTGTTTCCCTTGTATCTGTAGCTACCCTATCCCTTATTTCTTTACGAGTCCTCATTGAATCTCCTCATTTTGAATACAATAAATTGAAGCATAAGCGAACATCGCTATTAAACCTATTTGCCAAAGGTGGCTTACGAAATTAAATAAAGACAAAAAGCAAAATCCTAAAAATATGCTCGCTAACCTTATTGTCAAATCACTTCTTACTTTGTTCAAAAGCTATTTGGTAATATTCATTATGTAAGTGTTGGAATACGCCATAATTGATTAGGTATATCTTTTGAGCACCAAATGAGCCTAATCCTTGACCTGTAATCGGGTGATTCTTGAAAATATCAAATGCGTATTCCCAAATCTTGAATCTTCCACTACTAGAAAAAAATCCATTGTGGAATAAGGCTAAATATCCAATGCTTAACAAAGAAAGTATGCTTAAACCTATGGCTACTTTCTTATTGTTAAAAAACAACCAAAAGAGAAAAACTATCGCACTACACACTAACCCTATTGCTGAATTAGTCAATATTACCACCATCCAAAGCAATATTAAGGCTAGGATACTTTCTCTCTTTTTCTCAAAGAACAAAGGCGATATTATGGCTAATAAAGAACCTAAATGGCTTGGTTGACCTATTGTCCCCACCAATACATCATTGCCAAAATTAACCTTATTCTTAAAAAACTCATCAAGGTTAAGATATTGTAATACGCAATAAAAAAGAACAAGTATAAAACTATACCTTAGATACTTTAAGATTTTCCCAATCTTTTCCTTGTCAAGATACTCGACTACGAGTTTATAAAACAACACCATAACTAATAGGTTAAAAAAAGGCATAAATAACCTTATGGGGTATTGTTGTGCCTTTTCAAACCCATATATCCACCAATAAGAAGTTACTAAACCTGCCCAAAATATAAAACTCCCTAATGGTTTATTGGTTATATTTATACGTTTAGGCTTTTCAAAGAACGCATAACAAAACAACGTTAGTATACCTATTTGGACAAATTGACCTTGGGCGTGCCAAATGTCCATTTGCTTGAAAAAGAAATGCCCAAAAGGTAACAAGAGTAGCAAAGAGATAAAGATATATGTCATTTAAGATACTTCTTTCGGAAGCACTTATTACAAACAATAAACTTTTTATCTTTACTAGCCTTAAAAAGCATAGTTTCTTCTTTACAAAGAGAGCAAATAATCTTTCCCTTATAATCTATATGAAACGCAACCTGGGTCCCATTTACACCCAAGGGATAAAGTTGTGGCGTAGCACAACCACTTATTAAAATCGCAAGTATTAAGAGTATATATCTCATAATAAAAACAAAGGGGCAGTTGCCTGCCCCAGTTTAAAACTAATCTTTGTCGTATTGAACAGGATTGACGTAAATCAAAGCATAGTGAGCATCAGCGTTGCCATAAATATCAACGGCAGCTGCGGAAGCTTTGATACAAACACCAATCGTTCCTTCGTCAACTGCGGTTCCATCGTGGTCTGTTGCTGTTCCAGTTGCCCTACTACCAGCAATAGTATTAACTGTGCAAGCTGCTGGTGAGAACAACCTAGTTACAGCAGGTCCCTTGATAATAATTTCCCCAGTGTCGCCATTAGAAATTCCTCTAGTAGCTACGCCTGCAGTCCAGATGTCGTCAGTGCTATCTACTGATTTTACCCAAGGTGCAGTATCATCGTAAATAGTCCCAGCGTCTGAATCTGAAGTATCAAAGTCCCATTCCACTACATAACCAGAGCTGATAGCAGAACCCGAACCATTGTAGACTGTTTCAGTCCAAACGGTAGGATAGTTCTTTGCGTCAACAGCTATGGGTATGTTTGTTGCAGAGGCTAACCTCGTTATACATAATAACGAGATAGCCAAGGCGATAGAAAATAGTTTTCTATTCATTTGTTTCTCCTTGCTTGAAAGTAAGTATATGACACTTTTTACAAAGCGTAACTCCATTGTTAATATCAAAAAGTTCATTTATAGCCATAGCAAGAATATATTTATCATCGATACTCAATCCCTTAATTTGAACTTTTACAAGAAGTTCTTTCATAGGAATTATATGATGAGCTTCTATATCCCTACCGTGTCCACGTAAACCACAG